GACATTCATTCTAAACGTATCTCCGCGCTTCATAATACGAGCAATATGACACATCATACTCATTCTATGAAGGGTAGGTTGACGATTAAATAGAATAGGGTCTCCATCCATCATATGACGATGAACAGTATCCCCATCTTCCAAGACAATAGATTGTCTATCCAAATAATATCGTAAGGTAATAGACTCTCCATTTGATTTTTCTAAAATTTTGGCTCCAGGCCAGACATCAGGTCCATTTTGTACTAATTTTGTCAAAAACGCTTTGTTAATTTTATTCACTATTACTGGTTTCGTAATATTTTTCGCGATTTTCATAGGTATACCTAATTCACGAATGGAAATATTTGGGTCCGCAGTAATAACAGAACGTGCACTATAATCCACACGTTTTGCCATCAAATTTCCTCTCATACGCCCACCTTTTCCATTTAATCGATCTTTAATCGACTTCAATGGTCTACCCGAACGTTGTGCAACAGATGCTACACCTGGAATCTTATTGTCGACTTGTGTAGCTACATAATATTGCAATACTGTTGTCCAATCGTCGATAACATTTGCAGCCGCATTGTTTTGAATTTTATCTTGTAATGTTTTATTTGTTTTTATAATATTTACCAAAATATGACTTAAATCATCTTCCGACCTTTGTTGTGCATCGTGCTTAACAGATGGTCTTACAGCAGGTGGTGGTACAGACATAACTTGACAAACCATCCAGTCAGGTCTAGAATAGATAGGACTAAAACCCATAAATGAAACATCGTCATCAGACATCCTCTTAAATATTTTTAAAACCATTTCTGGTGTTACTTTTATTATAATTGGTTCTGCTTCAGATTGTTCATTTTTCCATTCTGCAAATATAGTTGCAAGTCCTTCTTTTCTAATTTTATTTGGTTGTAATGTACCACAACCATCATCTGTATCTTCACCACAACGCTTAATTTTACTTGCTAATGAAAATACATATTTCCATCTACCATCCCCTTGTAGTTTCAATGCCTGTTTATATTTTTCTTTACTAACTAAAAGTTTACTACATTTAAAACAGACACAACGCATACATTTTAAAATAGTACTTAAATATTGTATATAAAATACAGGACGGGCTAATTCTATGTGTCCTGCATATCCAGGAGTTTGCATATAATCAAGACCATCTGTAGGGCAAATTAATCCAGGTTCTAAAACTCCCATACGCGGGTCAAATAAACCACCAATCACAGGCTTATTATTTATATATGTGTCTCTACTTGTTATTTCAGCAACAGAACCCTTTCTAATTTCTTCTGGTGATAAGATACTAAATTGGATTCCAATTACTTTTGAACAGTTATTCGACATATTATTTGAACTTGAGTATTTGGACATCTCTCTTATATTATAATACAATAGATTTATATTGTTTTAAATTAATCAATTTTATTTTTATATTACAAAAAATATAATTGATTAATTTATCTTTATATATTTTTTAATATTAATTAATTATATATTTTCAGTATTTTGAAAACTTATTAGAACTACAATATGTATAGTTATTATAAAAATTAAATATAATTGATTTTAATTTAAAATTATAACCAAAAGATATATAACAAATGGTACGTGACACTAAAACAAAAAATATCAAAAAAGAACAAAATAAGCAAATGAAAAAACGTGAGGAAATTACAAAAAAACAAAAGAAAAATAAAGAATCAGATAGTGATAGTAATGATAGTAATACCGATAGTGATAGTGAAAAAGACGAAATGGATGTTCACGAACTAAGAAAATATATACAAAAAATATTTCCATCCAAACATATGGAGAAAAAAATAAAGGCAGGAGATAAACTTAAAAAAAATATAAAGCATATGTGGGAGGATGAAGAAGAAGATGAAGTTAGTGAAAATGAAGACAGTGAAGAAGAAGAAAAAGTGAAAAGGATACAAAAAAAGAAGAATCGAAAAATTAAAAAAAAACAAATTGTTGTATCGGATGATGACGATGAAGAATGGGCAACTGATTCTCCCTCATCCGAAGAAGAAAATACAAAAAATAGACGTTCTGATAGACTCAAACATAAGGGGAAAAAAACAGATTTAGATTCTGAAGAAGAATCTGATTATGAAGAAGATGATGATAGCGAAGAAGAAGAGAATGATAATAAAGTTAAAAGTTCTAATAAATTAAATATCATATTTACAATCGGTGGAGTTGACGATGAAGAAGATGAATGGGATAGTGAAGATGAATATGATTCTGATTATGATGATTTTGAGAATTCTGATAATATTACAGAGGATGAAGATGCGTCTGTTTCATCTGCTTCTTCCAATGAAGAAAAAGAAAAAGATAAAAAGAAAGATAAAAAGAAGGATAAAAAAGATAAGAAAAAAAGTAAGAAATTACTTAAAAATGAAGAAGATGATAATTCATTAGCAGTTGATCTTCTTCCAAAAGATAAAACATCTCACGAAGTTCTCTCTAAACTAAAAGAGTTATTACTTATTAATCCAAATGATAATTCTATAAAAAAATGTATTGATGTATATGAAAATGACATTAAAAAGCAAACAGTTAAACAGGATAAAAAGGATAAAAAACATAAGGCAAAAAATTTAAGAATTTTTAGAAAAATAGTACGTGATAAAAATACAATGAATGATTTCTCTTTTTATGAAAAACTTGATGTATCAGACCAAAAAAAAATAATAAAAGAATTAAGAGAAATTAATAAAATAACAAGAATAGAAAAACCATATAGAATGACTCTACTTGAATCTGAAATTCCTGTTCAGTTTAAAGCTGCTGCAATGAAAAAAATAAATTCGCTAAGATATATGGAACCTGGAAGTGGTGAATTTTATAAAATTAAAAATTGGGTTGACACATTTATGCGTATTCCTTTTGGAAAAGTGGATGGGTTACCTATTTCTATAGATAATGGTGTAGAAGAATGTCACAATTTTATGGAAAATGCTCAAAATATTTTAGATTCTGCTGTATATGGTTTGAATGATGCAAAAATGCAAATTATGCAAATGTTAGGTCAATTGTTAACTAATCCGAAATCTATCGGTACAGCTATTGCCATTCACGGACCTCCAGGTACTGGAAAAACCAGTTTAGTAAAAGAAGGTATTAGTAAAATTCTAAATAGACCGTTTGCTTTTATTGCCTTAGGTGGAGCTACAGATAGTAGTTTTCTAGAAGGTCACGGTTATACATATGAAGGTAGTACCTGGGGTAAAATTGTACAAATATTGATTGATAGTAAATGTATGAATCCAGTTATTTATTTTGACGAACTTGATAAGATTAGTGATACTCCTCGAGGTGAGGAAATTGCTGGAATATTGACACATTTGACAGATACCTCTCAAAATTCCCAATTTCACGACAAATATTTTGCAGAAATTGATTTTGATTTAAGTAAGTGTCTATTTATATTTAGTTATAATGATGAAAGCAAAGTTAACTCTATCTTAAAAGATAGAATGTACAGAATTAAAACGAAAGGGTATAGTGGAAAAGACAAAACAATGATTACCAATAATTATCTATTACCTAGAATTCGTGAACAAGTTAAATTTGAAAATGAAGATATTATTATACCAGATTCTACCATTTCTTATATAGTTGAAACACATTGTGATAAAGAAGATGGGGTTAGAAATTTAAAACGCTGTTTAGAAATTATATTTACAAAATTAAATTTATATAGATTAATGAAGCCTGGTTCTAATTTATTTAAAGAAGATATGTCATTAGCGGTTGAATTCCCATTTACTGTGACAAAGGATATTGTAGATAAGTTAATTAAAAAAGACACTGATAATCTAGCAACGTGGCGTAGTATGTATTTGTAAACTATTTAAAATAATTGTACCATTATATATATAATTTCTCAATGCATTGTACTCTATTTTTAAAAAAAAAATATCAAAATATTTTAAATAATATAAATGAAATTATCTACACATATAATGAAATAAAATCTGCTAATATACAAAATAAATTAAATAATGATTTAACAAAAGAAATACAGTATTATGAAGAAAAATGTAAAGAATTAACCAATAGTATTTTGTATATAAATTCAATTATATACAAAGAGTGTCAACATAATTATATAGATGATGAAATAGATATAACACCAGAACTATCACAACGCATAACATATTGTACATTATGTGAGCATACACTTTAGATATTATTTACTTTTGTTCTCATTTAAAAGACCCGTTTTAATTATTATATAAATATTATATAATGATAATTGAACCATATTTACCAAAAGAGGTAGTAAATATAATATTAGAATATGATGGAAGAATAAAATATAGAAAAGGAAAATATATAAATATAATAGATAAAAAAGACCCAAGATATAATATTATAAAACTAGTTATAAGTAACAAAAATAAAATAATAAATAAAATTGCTTTGAAATATGCTTGTTTTTATTTTCATTTTAATTTTATTATAGATAAAACAGCCGGATTATTTTTTGATATAAATAAATGTGAAATTTGTTGTTATGATAAAAGAAGTGTTTGGGAAACGTTTTTTGTTGAAGATTTTGAATGAGAAAATATAATATATTTTTTAATTATAAATATATTATATTATTTTGAACTTAAAGAAAAGAAAGTCGACATATTTTATTTTTTTCCCAAAAGTCTACGAGGTTTTCATTTTTGGACATTTATAAATGTCCATTTTCGAAAAGTCCAAATATTTTCCCCAAAAAAAATAAATATCTGGTTTTTGTTACCATACTGAAAAATTAGCGTCTGACGACAAAAAAAATAATTTAAAATTTGTTACGATAAAATTTTAATCTTTATTTTGCAAAGTATTTAAAATTATTGTGTTGTCAATATTTAAGCAATGTTAGCAATCGCAAAATCGCCAAAAAATCGCAAGAAATATTTTTGTAAAAAATGTGACTATTTCACGTATAACAAATATGATTTCGATAAACATAATAATACCATAAAACATTTTGGCAATGATTTAGCAATATCGGCAATCGCAAAGTCTGAAAAATCGCAAAAAAATAAATTTATGTGTCCAATTTGTAATAAACAATATAAGGATAACTCTGGATTATGGAGACATAAAAAAAAATGTAATAACGGGGATCAAGACCTTAATAAACTGGATGAAGAACCTCAACCAGCTGATAAAGACAAATTAATTGATTATTTAATTCACGAGCATACTGAACTAAAGAATTTAATTCTAGAAATTGTTAAAAAGGATTCGATTACAAATAATACAAATAATACAAATAATACTATTAATTCGCATAATAAATCTTTTAATTTGCAATTCTTTTTGAACGAAACGTGTAAAGATGCTATGAATATTATGGAATTTGTTGAATCTATTCAGATACAATTATCCGATTTAGAAAAAGTTGGAGAACTTGGTTATGTAGAAGGTATTTCTAATATCATTATTAAAAATCTTAAAGGTTTGGATGTTACACAAAGACCTATTCATTGTACCGATAAAAAAAGAGAAGTATTATATGTAAAAGATGAGGATTTCTGGCAGAAAGAGGACGAACAAAATAAAAAAGTTCGCACTGCAATTAAGAAAATTTCGGATAAAAATATGCGTTTAATACCACAATTTCAGAAAATAAATCCAGATTGTAACAAGAGTGAATCAAAAGTATCCGACAAATATAATACTATTGTAGTTGAATCTATGGGTGGAAAGGGAGAAAATTATATAGAAAAAGAAAATAAGATCATTAGTAATATTTCCAAGCAAGTTATAGTTGAAAAAGATTCTTAGATTTTTACTTTTATTTTGATAAAAGAGAGAAAATGAAAATACCGATCGTGTTTGTTAATCTACCATACAGTATTTGTATTGTGCCACCACATACCATCCCCTTTTTTAACATCGTAAAGTCCTCTAAATATCTCAGAACGAGATAAAGGTACATTGCACCTATATTTATCTAAAGGATGTGGGTTTGTTTTTAATTGTGCTGCTAATGCTTTTTTACTAACTTTTTGTCTTTGTTGTAATGCATAATAAACATTAAATACTTTGAAAGATAGATCTTTTATAGGTATTAAATCTTGATTTTTTTCTTGAAAGTCTCTTAAATATTCATTACAAATGGCAAACCCTGATATGTCAGCTAGATCTTCACCAATACCAATAGATGCATCAAATTTTATACCATCTCTTGCTGCAAATAATTCATATTGTTTTATTACATCATCTTGGATAGCCTTATATTTCTTTTTATCTTCAGCATTCCACCAATCATTTAATTTACCATCCCATCCGTATTTACTACCCATATCATCAAAACCGTGAGACATTTCGTGACCAATAGTAAAACCAAGATGTGCTAAATTATATTCAATACCTCGTTCATCTAAATCTACAAATGGTTTTTGTATATAACCTAAATTAATATAAATTGCATTTTTTGATGGTGTATATGAGGCATTTACTATATATGCTTGCGTACCCACCATTTTAACTGGGTATTGAGTCCAGTCCATCATAGGTATATCTATGACAGGTTTACCTTCTAAATCGATAAATAATTTATTTCGCCATAACATAATCTTTACCATATTATCATACAAAATAGTTGAATAATTTAAATCTGGGTCAGGACTCAAATGTTCTGGTTTACCTATTATAAACTTGAAATGTGACAGTTTTTCTAGTGCGTATTTTTTTGTTTTAGGTGTTAACCAACTATTATTAGATAAAATACGTCTAAAAACTATTTTCAGATCATTACATAAAATTTTAACAAATTCTATTGATTCGGGTCTTTCATATTTTTTAACATATTCATTCGTTAAAAATGTATTAAATGCAATAGACATATATAATGAAGCACTTACAGCATCACTCCTATTTATTTTCGTTTGTCCTCTCTCGTAATCACCGTAAAAATCATATGTAATACTTTCCCAATCTTTAGTAAACCTAGCAATTCTTTTGATTAAAAGAAAAACCCAATATGTTTTCCATCGTGTCGAATTCCAGTTTTTAACTAATAATTCAGAACCACATTTTAAATAATTTAAACTTGATGTAACAAAAAATGGAGGTGTTTTCTTATAACCCATATGATCTGTAAACTCTTTCCAATCAAAACCATATTTTGTTAATGCTTCATCTGCAGCAACTTTATTATATCTGTTTTCTTCTTGTTCAGTTACTTTAACACATCCTAACGAATTAAATATTTCTACTTCTACATTATACACATCTTCCGGATTATAATCATTTGGCCCAAGTACGGTATTAAATAACTTTTTGCAATATCTAAAAAATTCTTTTCTGTAATTTTCCTTATATTTAACATTTGTCCCATCATCATAATATACATTTATATCTAGTATAGTAAAAGTATGTGGGTTGATATAAGAACAAAATTGTTTAGGGTTCATATCATCTGGATTTTGATACCATACAAATGGCGCTCCGGTTGCTATCATTTCATCACTATTAATATAAGCTAATAATGCCCACGGGTTATTTTTACTAACAAAATCATTAATTGTGTTCTCCATTTGTTTTCCAAGTTTTCGAGAATATGATTTTGGATTCATTTTAATAACGGACGTGTATAAGTTCTTTAAATTTTTAGATAATCTATTATCATGACTTTTAATATAATCTAAAATAATTACATTTAATTCTTGGTATACTTTATCTTGTACTAATCTAAAATCATCAATTTGTACTATATATTTTTGTTTTTCTTCGATAGTAATATCCTTCAACCATTGATAATTTATATAGTCATAAAAATCGTTTACTGGTTTAATGCTGTTAGGTGCAAATTGACTTAATAATTGTTTTACGAAATCTTTTTTTTTTGTTTTTTCTGATTTTTTTAAAAACTTACTGCCTCTTTTTTTACTAAATTCAATTTCAAACGGTTTAAGCCCTATATTACATATACTCATTTTTTTTTGCGTTTTATTATTGGTATTAAGTATTTTTTTGTCCCTTTTATTATTCACTATTTTTTTTTGTGTTTTATTATTCATATTAATATATATAAATATAAATATAAATATAAATATCTAAAAATTATGTATTGACTTAATATTCTGAATATGGAACATTGTTACCACCTCGGTTAATTAAGTAATTATATTGACCAACCGTCATACACGCACATCCTGACCCAGTGGAATATGTATTTGGACAACATTCAGGCTTAAAAGGAGTATTTGCGAACATTAATAATTCTCCTTGTGGTAAAGGTATTGGTTGTTGTGGTCTATTTAAAATATTATTAACTCCTTGACTTAATGGTTTACCTGGAGTAATAGTTAAATTTGGTGTAAACCAAGAAGAAGTGTTTACACTTTTATCTATAGCTAAATTGTATGGAGCAGATAAACCATAATTAGTATTACTACCGGTGAATCCTTCTTTTGTGTTAGTCATAGTAGGTGCAACACCGCTACTGACTTGAGTACCTAGTAACGCATTGGTAGGATTTGGAGTAGATGCAGCAGATGTTGATGTTGCTGTTACTTTCTTACCAGATGCTATATTTTCTAATCCTTCTACAACACCACGCACATTAGAACAACCACAAACTGTGTGACCAACTAATATTAAATATACTACACCTATTAAAATTAAAATCTCGACATTTAACTTATATCCTAATATTGAGATATCCATATTATACATATTTCATAGATAATAATTTTCCTTTATATTTGTCTAAAAATATGTCAACGGAAGCATTATAATCATAAAATTTGATTTTTTCTACATAAAAAGTTTTAGTATCAGTTAATAAATGATATAATTTGCTTGCTTTTTCATTTTTAATTTCTTTATTTGTTTTATCTAAATTTAAAGTTGTGTAGTTAATAATTTTCTTATCACATATTGTTAAATTTGGTCCTCCTTCAATTATTTTATTATTAAATATATATTTATAATGATTCATAAGTTTATCTCCATTAATTATGACTATACCTCTAACAATTGATCCACATTCTAATATATTACCAATTTCTATTTCTTTCATTTTTTTAATTGTTCCATTAATTAATATCATTTGTGTATTTTCATTAAAACCTCCATCTAAATATTTATTTACATCTTCTATATTTTTAATATTTTTAATATCATTAAAATCTAAACAATTATTTAAATTATTTTTAATTTCAACCAAATTATTATTAATTTCATTCCAATCGGTAAAAATTAAATTATCTATTTTGATTATTTTTTGTTTTGTGTTTAAACAATATAATTCAGTTTTATTATAGTTTTGACATATAATTGCATCTGGATGGTCTTCAACACGAACCCATTTTTCTTTATAGTTAACCAGATGTGAATGTGATACTATAATGTTATTAAGGTTATACATAGTTGAACTATTAGCATTAACTTTAATTATAGAAGTTACATCATTATTATTAATTAAAATATCGCCAATTTCAATTTGACTTATTCTTTTATGTGTCCCATCATTAAGAGGTAAAAGTGTGTCTTCATCGAAACATTCTAGACTAGGAATGGAAAGGTCTGGTTGTACTTGTAACACATCTAGCATAAATGTAAGAATAAGCGCCATTGGTATAGCAATTGCAATAAAAATAGCTGTCATAGATGACGCCATTCCCCAAGTGAAAGGTATAATCCATAATATAATAATTATTGCAGCAAGTGTAATTAATATAGTTATAATAAATTGTGCAATTGCTCCCATTAGGGATTTTAACGCGTAGTACCCTCCGAGTAAAGTAAATAGTCCAGTAGTCATTGAACCCTGAAGTTTGCCAATGAAATCTCTAAAACTTATAATTATTGTTTGTAAAGGTATCATCATATTCATAACTCTTCCCATTAATTCTTCAGACATAGTTTGAAAAAAGGTTCTAATTTTATCAATCATAGCTCTAATATCATTTATAGCTGTTTTAACTGCGTCAACCACATCATTAATCATTTTAATTACAAATGTTATAGGTTCAACCATTAATCCTGTTATACTTGACATAATGGATTGAGTACAATAAGTAAAATTTTCATATGTATAATCGAATGCAGTTGTATTATCAGGATGTGTGATAAATCCAGCAAATGGTATTATATTCGGTTTACAACGTTGATTAATCCAATCATCTATAATAGGTTGCGCATTTATTTTAGCAAAACAATAAGATACAAGGACAAATAAAATTATGGTAATAATTATGAATATTAATACTGAACCTCCATATTGGTCAAAATATGTAGATTGGTCATACTTTTTTATTATATTTTCTAGTCTTTCACCTAATTCCATATAAATATACTTTTAAAAAAAGTATAGAAAAATTACATTATAACTATAACTATTGTAAACTACAATTTAGATATGGCATTTTTACAAAATGGTCTTCCCAATCCCAGAATATTTCTGTGCCAATTTGCATTTTGTGGTCATTTGTAATTAAACAACTAAACCATTCTGGAATAATATCAGTTTTATGAGATTTGGAATAATTTTCAACTTTAATGAATTTATTTTGATTTTTATCGAAAACTAAATGTGAACCAGTTACATATATTTTTTCTCCATTAGTACATGCATTATCTATAACATAAAAAGGTATATGTTCCTTTTTATTATCAATTTTCATAACAGATTGAACTATAGAACCATTTTCTAAAACATCTCCTAAATCTATATCTTTCATTTTTTTATATTCACCATTTTTTAACTTCATTAATGTATTTGGACAAAAACAATTACCTAATGCTCTTACTAATTGCCCAGAAGGTCCATTCCACGCACTATTCATAGTTTTCATACTACCATCAATTACGTACATAAGTGTAGTCATTATACCAATAGTTTTTCCGATTAAGTCAATAATTCCAATAGTAACTTTTTGAAATTCAATAACTAAATTTAAAAATACACCAAATACTGATTGTATGATAGAAGATACGAATGTTCTTATTTTATCAAACATAGCTCTCACCATATTTATTTCAGTTAAGAAGCTGCTTAGTATGGAACTAACAGAGTTAGTAATAAATGTTAAAGGTTCTAATAAATATCCCATAAAATTTACTTGCATACTTTGAATACAATATACAAAATTTGTTTGAATATTATCTGCTAGAGGCATATATATTGGATTACAACGATATAACGGCCAATTAGCTTTTATTTGTGCCACTTGACTATAATAAAATACCCCTGCTATATATAAAGCAAAAGCTAAATTTACATAACAGAAATTAACCCAATCTTTCCCTGAAGGCATAACTTATATTATTAATATATAATTAATAATTTTTTTTACTTTAAGTTTATATTATATATAAAAAAATATATATAATATTAATGAGTAGATTTTCACTTAATTTTACTAATAATACAAAAAATCTATTAGGTACAAAATCTATAATTTCAGATACGTTTGATAAAAACAAAAATTTCTATATATGTAGTAGTGGAGGTTGTGGATCAACATTAATATTTCAATATTTATCTCAATTTGGTAACGTATATCATATACACGATAGATATCCTCCAAATAAATTAACTTATATTGGAAAACAAAATACTAATGAGGAAGTTTATAGTGAATGGTTTAATTCAATAGAAATTCCAGAGGAAAAATTAAAAAACTACAAGGTAATTTTTATATATAGACATCCAATTCCTGTGATTTTTAGTAGGTATGCTCAAAAATATGGACCAAACATTACACATTTACAAAACATCAAATGTGATAACAATGGTGATATTAATATATATGATGTACTGAAGTCAGGTAGAGATTTATATAAAATGGAAGAATTTTTTGATAATTATACAATGAATAAAGAGAGAAATTATGATATATATTGCATAAAATATGAATTATTCTGGAACAATATATCTTTGTTCAATAAAATAATGGAAATACCTGACATAAAAGAATTATATCCTATCAAACACGAAACTCCCAAAAAATTACAATTTATTGTAAAATTAAACATAATATATAATTCTTTAATAAATAAGATGAACAAGATGGGTTTTGCTGTAATAAATAGGTATATTGACGCAAAGGATGAAGAAATAAATAATATAGTAGATGTATTGTAGATTTTAACGTCTATTATTTTTTCTAGATTTTTTATTTCTCTTTGTTCGTTTGGTTTTTTTGTTTTTTTTACTTTTAGTTCCGCCACTATAGCATCCCCAATCCCAATTTGGGTTTCCACCTCTTTTACAATTTCGGGTTCTACTACCTCCGCCCATTTTGGTTGCGTTACTATCGTAAACACTATTGGCAGCACCTTGTGTACTAGTTTGTAAATTTTGTTGGATTTGTGAATTAGGAGCTGTACCTGGACCTCCTTGAGGAGTATATTGCATTTGATATTGTGGTATTGCAATCCCATCACCACCTTTTTTAGTCCTTCTTTTGCCTCCAACTGCATTAGCTAATGAGGCTTGTTTAATATTTGTATTAGTCATTTGTTGCATAGCGGAATCTCTAGGATTACCAGAAAGCATTCCTTTTTGTGTAGGATAAAGCATCCCAGGTACTGTTGTATTTGTAGTACTTGACATATATATATAGATAAATATATTTTAATTAGTTAAAATTTAAAAAAATAAGTATGTTATTACTTATAATAAATATGGATGATAATCAGCGACTTCAGCTTCAAAATATGATTAAGGTTAATAATGTTGAAGACCAGACGGAATTAATACGTAATTTAAAACATAGTCAAGTTTTAAGAAATGAAATTAATAATATGATTATGATTAAAGCTAAATATAGAGGTGATGATGAAAAAATTACAGAAGAATGTGTAAATGAATGTAATTTTTTATTTACTTATTATACTGATATTTTTAATAAAGTTAAAAAGGATGAAATAGATATTACTATTTTAAATAAATTTTTAGATGTTTTAAGAAGAATTGAAAACGGTGAATTAGACCAACACGAAGGGTCATTTTTAGTTGGTACACTATTAAAAGAATTATATGTTGATAGTGCTATTAAGAAGGCTGATAAAATAAACGAAATATATGATAATCAAGTTATAAACGAACCAAAAAAGGCGATAGTACAAATGTCGTGGAAACAGTTTAAAAAAGCAAATAATTTACAAAATTGAATAGATTAAACATATACAAACATTTGTATTATTTTTTCTAATGTAAATACAAATACAAATATGAGAACACAACGAAATAAAAATAAGATCCGCAACAATAAAACACGAAAATTTTCTTTAACAAAACTAAAACCTTCATTAAAAATATTACCAAAAGGATATCCATTATATGCGTCTAAACAATACGAAGGTGCTACTATTTTGGAATACAATAAAAGTGAAGAACTAAAATATAACGATAAATGTTTAATGCAAAATTCTAGTTGGTTTGGAGATTTAGAAGTGGCAAAAATTTATAGAACAAAAGATACTCATATTTATAGATGGAATGTAAAAACTCCTACTAATTTATTAAAAACTGATATAAAAAATAAATCTTTTGTTGAGTATATATTTAAAAATACAAAGCAAACATTAGAGCCTACTATTAAAATATCGAATAACCACATTAAAAATATAAAATACACTCATCCTTATTTAGAAATGACACAGAATGAAAGAGCATTGTATGAATTTAATTTTTGTTTTGGTTATTTAACAGTTACAGAACAATATCATTTTATGAAATTGATAAAATATTTATTAGAAAATAAAATAATAGATTTAAAAACGAGACAAGGAGATAGTATTTTAAAAAAAATAAAGATAAAAATTTATTATTATAAGGTTAGCTCATTATTTGGTAAAAAGGAATTATCGAATAGATTGAGTTTTTATGAATTTGATAAACACGCAATAATGAATCTATGTAAAATATCAAATAATTCAAAATATAAAATTAACGGTGTATATCAAAAAAACGATACAAGCTTTTGGTTTCCTGATTTAATAGTATATAAAATGAATATTCAAGAATATATTTTATTTAATCCTCAAGATAATTTAATTTATGATACCATAATTGAATAAGAAAAATAACATAAATGTATATTTATATATTTATGTAATTATGCCAAAAAAATATTCAACTACAACCACTCTATTAATAGTAGAATCTCCTGCAAAATGTAAAAAAATTGAAGAATATTTAGGTCCTGGTTATAAATGTGTTGCTTCTTATGGTCATTTACGTGAACTTAATGGTTTAAATAGTATTGACATTGAAAATAATTTTACACCAAGCTATACAATTATTGATAATGCAATTAAAAAAAAACAATTACAAAATATTAAAAGGGAAATTAAAAAGGCAGATGAAGTAATTCTTGCGTGTGATGCGGATAGAGAAGGAGAAAAGATTTGCTATTGTATAGCGCAAATTTTTAATTTAGATATTAACAAAACAAAGCGTATTACGTTTACTGAAATCACAGAAAATGCATTAAAAAAAGCAATTAAATCACCAAGAACAATAAATATGGACATCGTAAATGCTCAAGAGGCTCGTCAGATATTAGATCTGCTAGTAGGTTTTAAAGTTTCACCTATGTTATGGAAGTTTATTTCTTCTCCAAAAGGGAAAGAAAGTGCTCTTTCGGCAGGACGTTGTCAAACACCTGCGCTGAAATTGATATATGAAAATGACCAAGAAATAAAAAAAGCTAATGAAAAAAAGGTATATAATACTACTGGTTATTTTACAAGTGCTAACATACCGTTTGAGTTAAATAAACAATTTGAATCAGAAGGTGAAATGAAAGGTTTTTTAGAAGGAAGTAGTGTTTTTTCCCATATTTATACTTGTAGTCAACCGACCAAAATATACAAAAAACCTCCACAGCCATTTACTACATCTACTTTACAACAAACTGCAAGTAATGAATTACATTATTCACCGAAGGAAACAATGCGAATATGTCAAAATCTCTATGAAGGTGGATATATAACATATATGCGTACTGATTCGAAGACATATAGTGGCGAGTTTATTGAAAATGTGAAAAATTACATCCGTGGTACTTATGCTGACGGAGATAAATATATTAGTGAAAATATTGAAAGGATGTCTACTGGAATAAAAGAAGAAATCAAATATAAAATAAAAAAGGCAAATAATCCGGAACCTCAAGAAGCTCACGAGGCTATACGTCCAACTAATATTTCTCTCTTTGATCTACCTGAAACAATGGAATCTAAAGAGAAAAAGATGTATAAACTCATTTGGGAAAATACATTAGAAAGTTGTATGACCTCCGCATCTTTTTATTCAGTAACAGCAAATATATCTGCTTATAATAGTACAAAATTTACTTATTCGAGTGAATTAATTGACTTCCCAGGTTGGAAAATTGTATCAAAAAAGTATTCAAATGAAAATAAAGAATTTTATTTTTTTCAGACCATTAAACAAAATGATACAATACCATATAAAAAAATATATTCAAGGGTTACTATTAAAGGTTTAAAACATCATTATACAGAGGCAAGATTAGTACAATTATTGGAAGAGAAGGGAATAGGTCGTCCATCTACTTTTGCTTCTCTCGTTGATAAGATTCAAGAAAGAGGATATGTTAAAAAAGAAGATGTAAAGGGATCGGTAATCGATTGTAATGACTATGAATTAGAAGATGATGACATATTTTTAATAGACACAAAGAGAGAATTTGGTAATGAAAAAGGTAAATTGTTGATTCAGCCATTAGGTATAATAGTAATGGAATTTTTGAACAAGTTTTTTTCTGATTTATTTAATTACGAATATACAAAAAGAATGGAGGACGAACTTGATAATATATCCAACGGAAATACAATTTGGTATGAATTATGTAGGCAATGTAACAATCAAGTAGATGAATTAATAGACAATTTAAAAGATGAAACAAAAATAGAATTTAAAATAGATGATTCCAATACATTTATGATTGGTAAGTATGGACCAGTAATAAAATGTTGTCAAGATATAGATGGTAAAGAAGAGATACAATTTAAATCGATTAAAAAAGATATTGATTTGAAAAAATTAGAAAATGGTGAATATAAAGTGGAAGAAATAGTTGATACAAATAAAACAGGAAACAGTCAGTATATTATGGGTCAGTACAAAGGTAATGATGTAATTTTAAAGAAGGGTAAGTATGGTATCTATATAAGTTGTAATGGAAATATAAGAACAATAAAAGAGTTAGGTAATAGACCTATAGAAAATATAAGATTTGAGGATATTATAAAGTATTTGGATGAAGGAAGTAATATTGTGAGAGAAATTTCAAAGGATATGACAATAAGAAGAGGCCCCAAAGGTGATTATTTATTTTATAAAACGGTTAAAATGAAAAAACCAAAATTTTATGATATAAAGGCTTTTACGAATGAAGAGAATAAAGACTATAAAATATGTGATATGATTATTTTAAAGTCTTGGATAAATGATAAATATCAAATATAATAATATATAATTATTTTATCTTTCTTTTATCTTTGTTTTATTTAAAAATAATATTGCCGCCTCCTTGTGCATTACTCCATTTACGTGATGCTTGAGGATTAAGTATATCAAATTCGAATAGTAAAGAATAATCAAATGTTCCAAAATCAACCAGTTGTTGGTTGTGATATCTTAACTTAATTTTGAGTCGACGTATGCGGTCAGCAGGAGGGAAGAATAATTTATATGGTAATTGCTCGCGGTCAAACCATTGTGATATAGGAGTTGTAGGAACAGCTATTTTCGCAAATGATGAATTTACAATACCATTTGTTTCATTTGTAGTAATGGTGAATTCACTTAAATTATATGGAGATGTTTCATCAATACAATTTAATCCATCAATTTCAAGATAAAAATAAGATGTACCCATAAAATTTATTTTATATGTTGATTCTACCCAATGTACTTCAGAACCTGGAAGTAATGAATTTGGCAATAACCAATAACCATCATCACCTGGAAATACATCACCATAAAAGAAGCGTGGAGTAATTATACTATTATAAGAAACATAATCAAGAAGTTTATTTGCCAAATTACTTTCATTAATTTGAGTTCCACTAATTGAATTAGTATCACATCTAGTTAGTCCTAAATTTCCAGGTAATCCCCAATTAGAAAAATTTGGTATTTGTTGTTTAGAACCGCAGTATAAATTGTCCACTAATGTATTTACACTTTGTTGTGTTGAATTTGTTAATTTAAATTGATCAGTTGTATTACCAAACCATATTTTTTGACTGACAGTATTATATACAATAATAAAATTACGATAACCGCCTTTAAGATTAAATTCGTCTAATAAGGTAGGAAAAGTAATGGGATTATAATTGGTTCCAGTAGTATCTGTAAAATAACTTATAATTTTGTTAGTTACAGCATAATTGAATTTGTTAGTTAATTCAGTTGTCATTTGTATAGGATTATAAAACCCGGATTCTATTTTAATAACAAAATTGTTGTCTTGATTTAAAAATAAACATTTAAAAATTTCATCATAAAGTGGTTCAGAATATCCTTGGGATGAAGGATTAAAAGGATTAACTTTAAACGTCATAGTAATATTTGAGTTAGAAAATGAAAATGTATCATAGTTAGAAGGAAATGTCCAATTGGTTAATCGAATAGTAGAAACATTTGTTATATCTTCTGGTAATTCAATTTCAAAAGAACTAGATGAAGGATATTTAATGATATCTCTATCTTCCGAGTGAATAGATACATATTTTTTATATGATATATATTGTTGTTCATTTTGTATTAAAGGGTGACTAGTGTTGACATTATACACTTTAGACGTATTATTTGGAAATTCAAAATTAGCCATTTATATAAATATAACATAATAATATATTTATATAATAATTAATAAAATAATATAAAATATATTATCTGTAAAAGTGTAATTATTTAAATACTAATATAAAAAATAACTAATGTAAATATATATATGTCATCAAATTTATTTTCAACAGTAACTAATTATAGTGGTAGACAGCCTGATAATTCACAGGGTATAAAACAATTTGTAACATCTATTACAAATCAAGTAACATGGGTATATAAAAGATTATTGAATAGTAATTTAACATATATAACTACTTCGGACCAAAGTAAAACTATATACATACCTAAGGATTTAATAGTTGCAGGTTCTATTTTTAATCCTTCAGACGAAAAATTAAAAAATAATATACACGAGTTATTTGAATTTGAAATTGAAAACATAAAAAATTTAAAACCAGTGACTTTTTCATATAATAATGATACGAATAATCAGCTCCATTATGGATTTATTGCTCAAGATGTAGAAAAAATATTTCCAGCACTAGTATCAGATAATACAGGTTATAAATCAATAAATTATATAGAGTTTATTCCAATTATGTTGTACAAAATGCAAAAGATGCAAGATGAATTAGATGAGTTAAAACAAAAATTGAGTAAAGAAAACAATTCTGATGTATAAAAATATTATCATATAATAATATAAATGAAAAATTGGTATGCAAGTGTTTATAAAGCATTAATTATGGCGAGTGTTGTAGCATTTATAATAAGTTTTTATTCTACAGGTACAGTTTCTTTAGGTGCTCTATTATCGGGTTATTCTGTATTAATTTTGGCTGTTATGATGATTCTCTTAATTTTATTTAATAATGTGATAAAAGTAAAAACGGATGCTTCAACATTAAATGTAATATTATCTATATTAAGTTCTAGTGGTCCATTTTTATTAATGTTAGGTGTAATAGGATTAATTTTATACTTAATAATACGATATCAGGATATAATAGTATCTGGTCACGTTTCAAACAATTATTATACCTTCAGTAATATTGCAATAATGTTATTTTTAATACAAATATATATAGTCTATACTAATATTGCAAGTGATAAATTTCAAATTACAGGCAAAATATCACCATCATCTTCAAGTTTAATTTATTTATTTGGTATTTTAACTTGTTTATGTTCATTAATATTATTTACTGTTTTAACATACTTTACAACAGATGGATTTACAGTGAGTAAAATTAATTAATTTTAATAAATTTATATGTTAACCCAAAATTAGTCTGAGTTTCCCATATTCCTGATATTTTTAATATAAATGAGCAAGTAGTTTTATTTCCAATATCATTAAATAATTTGATATTACCATTTTTGATTTGTTCATATATTTTAAATTGTGGTATTTTGCCCGTTATATCAACTTTTTTTAATAGATTTTCTTCGATTATTTTTAAACTGTCAATGTATTCTTTATGTTGTGATATATTAAAAATGCATTTATATTTATTATAATATTTTTCGGAAATAATATCGGTAAGTGTAATTAATAGATAAATTCCATTTAATACAAAGTAACTATTAGAATATAATATTCTAATAAAATTTCCTTCATTCATTATGTTATTTTTGATTGGTTCACAGAAAAATATGTTGTTATCATCATATTGATCAATTTTTTTAACTATATTCATTATTATGACTAATAAATAATAAACCTTTGTTTTTAAGTTTATATGTATGACTATTAATTTCTCGAAATGATTTAATTTATATCAACCAATTATGAATTAATTTTTTTTATATAAAATAATTTACTAAAACAACCGATACATTCTCTACTAAATTTTCTACCAAATAAACAATTACTATTTAATAGATGGTTTATTTCTTCATCTGATATAAAGGTATAATTTTTTAAACCTTTATCTGATGCAAATTTATAATCCATATCTGCCCAATTTGTAAATGTAGTTGCTTTATCTGCTAAATTATCTGTTGTAATTATTTCTTCTTGTAAATTATGTATAAATATATTTGTTATATAACAATTTTCATCAGGAGCATATATATTTTTGTATAAATTTATATAATCATCCTCTATCATAATATTGCTATGTTTTCTATTTAAAATACACCATTGTGATGATTTTTGTATATTTTTTTTTTCTATATAATTTAATAAATAATCACACCTAGGGAAACATTGACTTTGAGGCATTATATTAAAATAGGAGTTATCTATCGATAATTTATTGTAAATGAAATCAAAATTTTTAAATGGAACGCACGAATTAGATAAAAATATGAAGTGTTTGTTATTATCATCTTTTAAAGCTTCTTTTAATAAAATATTTTGTGCACACACTAATGATATGTCTGCATATTTTGTTTCAATACAATTTTTTAATTTATATTCTTCAAAATGTTTTAATGGATTATTCATTTTATAGTGTATATAAATTGTATATTTATTTTTGTCTACTTTATTGAAAAATTTATACCATAATTCTTCTAAATTTATTTTGTCATAAATTAAAAAAAGAAATGCTATTTTTTTCATATAATAAATATATATATATAATATTTATATATATATTTATTATAATATTTATATATATATTTATTATAATATTCAAGAGTGTAAAATTATACCCACGAATATAATTATATAATAAGTTTAAAATTTAAATAAAGAATAATTATAAATAACAATAACACAAATGAAATTTTATGAAACTCATTTTGAAGAATATATAAATGAAAATAATAAGATTAATTTGCATCAAAAATTAGATAAAATATATAATAAATTCCCAAAATCATTGAATGAATTTAAAAACCTTATATTTTTTGGTCCGAATGGTACTGGTAAGTATACCCAAATGTTAAAGTCTATTAAAAAATATAGTCCATCAGAATTGAAATATGAAAAGAAAATAAGTTTGACCTATAACAAGCATCAATATTATTTTAAGATAAGTGATATTCATTATGAGGTTGATATGTCTCTCTTAGGTTGCAATTCAAAATTATTATGGCACGAAATATATCAACAAATAATAGATATTATATCTGCAAAACTAGATAAGTCAGGTATAATAGTTTGTAAATATTTTCAGGAAATTCACAGTGAATTGTTGGAAAATTTTTATAGTTATATGCAGAAGAATACTACAGAATCGATTGATTTAAAATTTATAATAATAACTGAAGAGATTAGTTTTATTCCTGACAATATATTGAATTGTTGTGAAATAATTAATATAAGTAGACCTTCTAAAACGGCATACACAAAATGTGTAAAAAATAAGTTACCTAATGATTTAAAATTAGACACGATTACGAATATAAAAATTTTGCATTTGTATAACGAAGATTTAATGTTACAATATAAAATTATATGTAATAAGATTATTAGCAATATAATAAATATAAATGATTTAGATTTTTTGAAATTTAGAGATATTTTGTATGATATATTTATTTATAATTTAGATATAACTGACTGTATTTGGTATATTCTCTCTTCACTTGTTGAACAAAAGAAAATATTAAACGTTCATTTATCTCAAATAATGATTAGAACATATTGTTTTTTCCAATATTATAATAATAATTATCGTCCGATATATCATTTAGAAAATTACTTGTTTTATTTAACAAAGTTGATACATAATTATTAGTTATTAGTTAATTGTTCCAAGGATAAATACGACGTATATTTTTGTTAATAACGTTACGATTGTAAAAGGTGTAACCTCTTATGTATTTACTCATTGGTGCTGGTATAATATTATTAGCTTGAGAAACAAATGCAAAATTATTATATGTAGTTGGTACTCCTCTACTGTAAAATATAGCACTAGTATGAATTGCCATTTATATAATTAAAATATAAAATAAAAATAATATATTTTAATACTTAAAGTTTTAATTGTTAAACATTCAATGGATTATAAGACAGCATTAAATACATTAGAAATTGAATATAAATATACGACTGATTTAACGTTACAGAATTTAACAAAACAATACAGGAAATTGGCCCTTAAACATCATCCAGATAAAAATGGGAATACTTCTGAATCAAATGAAAAATTCAAACAATTAAATGAATCCTATACTTTTTTAAAGAGAGAAATGAAGAATTTAAACACACCAGATTTTGATGTTGAAAATGAAATGGAAAGTGATGATGATTTAAACGCATCTGTATATTTTGATATTCTTAAACTATTTATGAAACATATTTTGGAAGGAAACTACAATGATATTATATCAAAAATAGTAACCGAAATTGTTGGTGGTGCGACGACAATTTCATTAAAATTATTTGAAGATTTAGATAAAGATACAGCATTAAATATTTATATGTTTCTCTCTAAACAACGTTCAATATTACATTTAAACAACACAATTTTAGAGAAGATAAGAGAAATTGTAATCCAAAAATATGGTAATGTACAATTGTATAAATTAAATCCTGGTTTTAATGATTTATTTAATAATAATGTCTACAAATTATATATTGATTGCAATTTATATTTAGTACCATTATGGTATAATGAATTATATTTTGATGGTTCAGGTTGTGAAATAATAGTAGTTTGTGAACCAGAGTTACCAAAAAACATAACAATAGATGATGATAATAATATTTATTATGTAATTGAAATAAATTTGGATAATGACATACCTAATATGATTAGAAATAATAAAGATATAATTATTAATATATGTGATATAGAATTTTCAATTCCAATCTCGGAGATATATATGAAAAAAGAGCAATACTATACGATAAAAAATAGGGGATTATCAAAAATTAAGAATGACATATATGATATTTCTGAAAAAGCGGATATTAATGTAAAGATTATTATGAAATAAGCATTTAAAAATTAGCAGGGTCATAAGAAATATTATTTGGTTGATACAACAATTTTAAAGCATATTTTCTTTCCATAGATGGATGTATTGTCAATAACCGTGTAATTTCTTCATTTGCACTTTGTTTTGCATATGAAAAGTCGTCATCATTCCACCATAATTTTTGTTTTTCATCGTTATGAATACTATTTTTATACAAGAGATAAATTTTTTTAATATTGTCAAACATAACACGTTTTTTTGAAGATTTCATTTTTTATTATATTTTATATATAATAAAAAAAATTTATATATTTTTAATTCAATTTTATTTTAGTTAAATTTTATATATTTT